CTAACTTTTTTTAGCCATAAAATAAATTGTTTAATTAGATTGATTGTTTTTTCTTTACCGTTATATTTATAGTAATCACTAATATCTTTAGCATTTAGTTTTCTGGGAATCCATGTATATATAAATTCTGGATGTTGCTTTTTGAATTTATTCATAAAACTAATTCCAGTTAAATCGTTATCAAATAGGACTACTATATTTTTAAATCGTTTCTTTAAATCATCTAATATTGCTTCACCTGGAATTTGCGTTTCTGAGTTTGGAGCAATAGCTGATATACCTAATGAATTCAAAACCATTAGATCTTTCATTGACTTTGTAATTACCAATAATTTACCTTTCTTTGGTAATTGATCATATCCTTGAATTTTCTTAGTGGGCCAATTAGTTAAAAAACGATACGATTTACGTTTGGGATAATATATTCTCCATAGTTCCTTACCTTGATATTTATTTCCATAATATCCATAGATAGGGCAATGTTGTCCATATTCAGAAACTAATCTATCATTTAAAAATACATGCTTACAAGAAAACACATGATATTTTTTAAGTATATCTGTAGTAATTCCATATTTACCCCACCATTTTATATCGTGATCAGTAAAGTCTTGAATTTCAACCTGTATCTTAGAAAATTCCTTTTCTTCTATCTTATAATCTTTTGAAATAATTTTACCTCTAGTTTTAACTAATGAATCATTCTTAACTAAATTAAAGTCATTAGCAATTATCTGTAATGCTTTAAAGTAATCACAACCGAACAATTCACAAACATATCCAAAGCAGTTTAGAGATTGTCCGGTTGCGAAATCTTTATATATAAGAGTATTAGATTTATTACGATAAAAAGAACATGTTGGATTCTTATCTTTTCGTAATTGACTTCTAAATAATTTCTTATTAAATATATTTCCTCCTATATAATAACTAAATATTTGCTCTTCGGTTAATTTAGATAATATGAAATCCTTAGTTAATCTAGGTTTATCATATAAACTAAAATTCATGCAATAAATCTTTTTATTGCAAATAAAGCAATTTTAGTTTGAATTTACAAATTTATTAGAGTGCAGCCAAAAGGTCTGACAAATCCTCATCTTCACTAGGCTTAACAGTTGAAGCAGGTACTGATTCAACTGAATCAAGTGAATCCAATGGACTCATTTGAGTTGGCTTTGCAGAAGCTAGAGAATTAGCTTGTTGCATTTCATAACTGCTGAATGTAAGTCGATCGGGATTATCATTAAATGGAGATACTCTCCAAGAATACCATTGTCCAACTTCTACTCCATTACGAGATGCGGATTCTTGTGTCTTAGCTTCGGCCATACCAGTAAATTTAGGTAGACGTGCATATACATGTCCATCAGAACTTTTACGACCTACAAGCTTCATATTGGTTTTCACTTTACCAATATTACTATCAATACATTTCTTAAACAAAGCCATCAACTGCTCAACAGTACCAATCTTACTTGCTGCTACTTGAAGCTTTTCGAATTGTTTAGGAAAGAATGCAAAACCAATGGATGCAATCTCATTTTGCAATTCCTCAATAGGAGCTGCACCATAACGTTTACCTCCATTAGGTTGGTCATATTCAGGGCGAGTAATATCTCGAGGATTATTCTCGTCACAATAGAACATACTTTCAGTATATTCTCCTTCATTATTGCCAAAAACAATATCAAGACGCTTCCAATGCCTTCCATCTTTTTCGCCTTCTACTATTTCTGTTTTCTTAATTTCAACATCAGAATAAATCTGATAAGGTTTCAAATAAGAAGTTGAATTTGTTACTGTAGCGTTTGTAATATTTCCAAAATTAAAAGCCATAATTTATAAAATTATTTAAAGAGTAAATTGAAAATCTGAAATTTCTGTTACATCCGAATCTGAATTAAGAAGATTCTCTAATTCAGAATCAAGATTATCCGTTTCTACTGGAGTATCTTCAACTAAAGGTTCTGGAATTTTATCTCCTTGCAGAATAAATACTCCTTCTGAATCTTTAACTAGAGTAAATACAGTACCATACTTAGCAAGTTCATCATGCTTACTTCCACGATATGCAAAACTATTATTCTTACAAAGCTTATTACCCGAGTGAGTTCCAAATGTCTCATCAGTAGCTATTACAGGAATAATAGAATCTTTTTTACGATATTTAATATCTAGTTTATCACCAGGTTCTACATTCAATAGATGAATTGCAGAACCATTCAGAACACACTTGGTGTCTTCCAAAGTTAAAGTAGGAGTTTCATTGTCAGAAACTTCTACTTTCTTAGATACTTTAGCTGTTTTTACTTCTCCAGTATCAGTATTGACTACAGAAAATTCTCCTGTTTCTGTGTCAAAAGAAAATTGAAATGTTAATTTACTCATTCTCCTTCATTATAAGCATCAATTACTTTAATAATCTCTGCTAAATCATTATCAATTAATTTATCTTCAAACATTCCCATAGGTGTTTTTGCTACATGTTCTCTATCAGTGTTGGTTAAGAATTTATATTCATAATCATTATCACCATCGACAACCATAGCATAAAATACATAGGTGAACAAACCTTCTGGTGTTATCTTTTCGTTGACCATTTTCAATTATAATATAATGTTTACATATTAGTGATAAAATCTAATACCATTATATTCTATATATTTCTATATAGTTTAGACTATATCTTAATTAACCTGATTTTTTATTCTTGAAAATAAAAATCTACAGGTTAATAAATCCCATTTCAAACTAATTTATCAAATTAATTTTACTCTCCCGATACGGAGATAGTCGTTACACACGCCAGGAATTACAAATTCCAGCTTGGCTCGGTATTACCAGCTATCCAAACCATATAAATTTGGACCTTAGGCTTTCTTAGAGAGCGTATTTTTATATTTAACTCTTACCGAATTAGGGATTAACAGGCAAAAAAATTTACCAATCGTTTTTAAACTCCAGTGTGGGTTCATATTGTCACCAATATTATCACTATGACTGATGAATACTACTTTTAGATCATCACGAAGCGATTCTGATATTCTAAGTAGGTCAGTAAAGTCTCCACCAATATCATTAAACTTATCATAAGACTTTTCAGAACGTCTATCCATGAAAGCAAATGACATTGAGTACTGAGCATCTTCAAATATAAGTGTTTTTATTTCTGGTCTTTTAGCACTTACATATTTCATAATAGTTCCAATATTTTGTGAATTGGATGTTTGATACCAATTGCCTTGTGGGTTTGTTTTTAAGTCCCATTTACTATAATGCTTCTTCCATCCTCTCCAAGGAAGAGGTTTAGAAGTAGTTGATATAATAAATGTTGTAATGGGATCAAGATTGCGTAAAGATGAACTTTTACCAGTTCCAGATTCACCTAAAATTAATATAGTTTCTGCTGCCATTATAGAACGAATTTAAAGTTAGTTTCACTATCTTTAGATTGATCATCTTTGACTTCAAAATCTATAAATTCAATACCTTTGACATTATCTATCCACCATCGTGGATTATCAAATTTACCATAATCTATTATTTCAGAAGCTCTAGGAAGCTCCTTCCAAACATTACATTTTCCATCATAATAAATAAAATCCTCAACATCAGATTCTCCATACCTTGATTTAAGAACAATGACACTTCTAAACTTATCGCCCATTTGTTTAATATCATAGCCTCTATGACTATTTAATTTTAAACGATTAGGGCTAAATAAAGCTAGAACTATCTCTGCGTCTTCTATTGCAATTTTGTTAACGTCATAGCTCTTTATCTATAACTTCTATATATTTCTATATAGTTCAGACTATATCTTTAATTTCTATTAATAGAAACAGTGCCCCGCTTTCGTGGAAGAATTTATAGCTACAGCATTACCTGTTTAGCTTCACTTCTAGTCGTTAGGCATTTTCTTCAATTTCTTGAAGGTTTAGCACGGGATTGTCCAAGTTAGGATTTTCCCCGTTTAACGGAGTTTTAAATTCGCCTATTTTGACGAATTGGTATCTTTAAAATCTGCTGTTGTAGGAGTTAACATTCCCTCACGTCGTCGATCCATGCCTTGAATACCTCTATTTAATTGCTGTATAACAATTGGTGATATACCACAACGATTCTTTAATGAATAGAGATATTTAGAGGTTAAATCCATCTCTTGTTTGAGTGTTCTTCCCTCAGACGCATAAATTCTGGCGAGATGATCGACCACTACGATGTGTATAATGTCTGGATCATCAGGAATATATATTTTTCTTTTATCAGATTCTTCAAAATGCCCTCTAGCTTCTAGTTCTTTAAGAAGATGAGAATAAATTGAATTAGCAGAAGCATTCTTATCATAAATAGTTATAATGGATTCCACTTTTCTCATCCACGGAATACATTTTTCTACTATTTGATAACAATCATCATTCAAGATAAATCCTCTTTGTACTGATAAAAGTTGTTTAATGCTTAATCTAACATTGTAAGTCTCAAAAATATATGTAGATAATAATTTAGCTAAAATCATATCCGCATTCATTTCAAGACTAAATAGGCTTATTTTGAATTTTCCATCATCTAGATGATCCATAATAGGTCTATAAATCATTGAATAGAGCATAAATGAGCTTTTCGAGTATGTTATCACTAGATTTTTTATTCTAGTTTCTTATTATCACTAATAAGTCCCGCATATATTTTCATCCACTTATTTCAGTTGGGATGTTGGACACTCTTGGATATATTATATTCTCAATTAAGAGGTTCAATATCTATGCTGTACGATGATTCAGATTCTTTAATTTCTGAATTTATCTCGGTGTTATCTTTATTAAGACTTTCACCGATATTGCCCAATAATAATTCCAATGATTCCTCAATTGGAACGGCTGTGTTAAAAATTGCAACCTACCCCGGATTCTGCTCCGAGTAAAACGTAAGTTCCCTTACATACTCCATCAATGACTTGTTCAAGTTTAGGAAGTCCAATACTGTAACCTTGAGACTTCCCTTCACGACCTCGCTTGATTGCTTCAATAAGAGCTTCAGTAATCATAGTTCTCTAATAGAATCATAGTTATAATTAACTGTATCTCCATTTTGCAATGCTTCTAAGTCTAACCAAGCATTATTAACTATAAAACTTCCTAATGATTGTTTAATGACGTCATGTTCTTTACCCCATTTAACAAGTTCAATAATATGATTATGTGTTTCAACATTCCACTTAATATATCTACCATATTTAAAATATGCATCTTCTAGAGAATTAAAGAATTTACTTACTCCTCTTAAAGAAGCAATACTATTATTTATAGTAGTGAATTGTGGATAGTTTTCAAATAACTCTTTTCCTAATTCAAATGAGCATTTGTATAATGTCTTAATGAAATTTCTATTAATTTCAATATCAAAAGGATCAAATTGTTGGCCTTCTTCGGGTATCTTATAACTTTTAAGTATAATACCTTTATTCTGTAAATTTTGTAATACAGATCTTAAATTAACTCCTGCTTGTTTAAGTGTTTTTATATAATTAGAAAACAATTTAGTATCATTTTCATCCTGGAATATTAGTAATACTCTCAGAAGAAACAATTCAGTAGGAGTTAATCGGTATTTTTCTAAGACTGAAATTTCATCTTCTAGTGTTAATGTTAAGTTCAAATCAGTTTAAAGTGTTTATACAAATAATACTTGCATCTTTAAACTGTAAAAGCATAATACTCTTTCGAGGTGTAATTTTTACATAGAATTATTAAAATCTAAATTGAAATTGTTTAATAGTCTTTTTATATGGTTGAGGTTCTTTATTATTAAGAACATCATCCAATCCATTCTCATCTATTGTTACATATTGAGAATTTTTATGACTATTTTTAAACCAAGTTGTTTCTACTGTGTCGTCAATGATTAAATTGAATATTAAAGCATGTTTCCCTTGTTTGAATCGGATTGCTCTACCCCTTGATTGAGTAGCACGTATTTCCGATGAATCAATTCCTAACATGATAGCAGTATCAAGGCCTTTAAGATCAGCACCTTCACAAAGTTTTTTAATAGAATTTAATACTCCTTTTTCTTGATTATTAAACTCTTCCAAACTTGCTCTAGCTTTTTTCTTACTATCCTTACCAGAATAAACTGGACCAATGCCAATTGACTCTGCCATTTTAATGTTATTTGAAAACGTTATAATTTTAGAATTCGGTAAAGCATTAATTATTTTTCTAGTCAATTCTAATTTCTTAGGATGATTATTTATAAAAGCTTTACGTTTTGTTAAGGCTCTCATGAATCCAGTAGCATGAAATGTAATCTGTTGAAACATTTGTTTACGTTGTTCTTCTGTTCCATTTGGACACATTTCATCTCTAAGTTTTGATCTTGCAACAAATCCTTTAGGACCTATGCAAGACATAACTTTATTCCAATCAAATGAGAAAAATTCAAAATGCGTTACAAATTCCTTATTATACTTTTTATATTCATCTATATCATCAACGCTTATTAAAACTTGATATTCAGTATATGGCGACAACCATTCATTTAGTAATGCTTCTTCAAGAGTAACTGTAATACATACAGGGCAATATTTATCCATAACTTCTCTCTGTAATCCATCAAGGCGTTCATATGTAGCAGTTAGTCCAAGAACATATTTATATTGTACAGCTTTAAATAATTCTCTAAAGCATGTTGAGTTAGAACGATGACATTCATCTATCACTAAAATATCAGTAGTATATTTGTTTTTGATAGCAGTATTAATAATTATAACCTGACCATTTAATGATAGACCCCATTCATCAAGTTGTTGCTCCCATTGAACTTTTAAATTATCAGTAGGTACAACAACAATAAATGTTGTATCTTTTCTTTTATCAATAAAAAGTTTTAAGGCTTTTAGTGCAGTCCTAGTTTTGCCAAAACCAGTTGGCATTACCATTGTTCCACATGCTTTATTTTTTAGCCAATACTTAATACATTCTTTTTGTTTATCATCTCGTGAAATCATATACTAAATAAATAAGAGCAGTAAGATTATTTACATCAATCTTCCAAAGTATATCCTTTAAATTCTGCAACTTTGCGAATTTGTGTAATAATATCTTCCCACTGTTGAATTTGATGATTGACTTTTTGTTCAAAACGGAATAATACTTTATTACGTAATGTTAGAAGCTGTTCAGTTGTAAGACTTGAATATTGATATATTGAACGAGACTTCAACCGAACCATAGATCTAAATTCTGAATAACTGAGACCAGAAGGACTTACACGTACTTGATAATTTGGTTTAATATCAAGCGCTTCTTTAACTAAAGATTCATTACTTAAATACTTACCTCTTTCATTATTACTAACAAGTTCTTTAATATCATCATCAGATAGGAATACACCTAGATGAGTTACAATAAACTTGAAAGAAATATGTGAAGTATTAATAGCACCAAGCTTATCCATACATGCGTCTACTAGCAAACCAACACTTAGATTTCTATATTCTGTAGGTACATTTGTAAAGATTTCAGTAATAGGAATTTCATAAAGTTTACCATCAGGGAATACTTCTTTATTCTCATTGATTCTATCAAGCAACTGACGACATAGAATATACTGAGAACATGCTTCTCCATTAGTAAATGTACCTTTACGATATTCACGCAAGAACAATTCAGTATTGCACCTATCCATTTGGTCACGTGTAATTTGTCTAATTACATATCTACCTGGATTTTTAGAATCAGTGTTATGGAGCATTACATTAGCTCTCTTATAAAATTGATTAAGTTGTTCTTCAGTAGCGTCAACTAAACGAATTGAATCTTGATTACCATTTTCATCTCTAGCAAATTTCCATACGTAAGAATTAACATCATTATTCTTTGCGTTGATAGCCTCAGTTAGTTTCTCTTTAAACATTTAAAATACTCTATTTATTACATTATATATTGTTGATTATCTTCTGGTGTTGGTTCAGGAACAAAGTTTATAAATTGAGTCATATCATAACGATATGAAACAAATTTGTTTCCATCCCACCATCTATCTTTACCTGCTTCAATTTCCTCAAAATGTAAATATCCAATATCACCTATCGCAATCAACTTTGTTTCCCAATTCGGAAATTTAGTACACATTATATACTTAGAATATCTAAGAAATTCTTTATCTAGAATTTCAAATACATAAGTAACATAATCTGCTAAATCTGTCATAGATGCAACTAATTTACATTTAACTACCGTAATAGACGCACCCGTATTTTGCAAAATCAGATCGACATAAAGTTATACCTGTAAAGCAAGGATATTTTTTACATTCCTTACATGTTCTATCTGGATATTTATATTTTACTCCGTATTCATCTTTCTTTACTCTAGGTTTTTTCATTTAACAAGTCCGTAAATTAAAAATGCTACAGAGATAGCAACAACTCCAATTTCAAGACCTAGAATAGTTTTCTTTTTATTCTTAATAGTCTTATTCAAAGCTTTTATTTGTGAAGTATAATTGCTACTTAAATCTTTATATACTCCTACTTCTACATTTCTTAAAGAATCAGATTTTTCAAGTATATCCACTTTATTCTGATAATTAGAAATTTGTTTATTTAAGAGAATATTTTCATTAAATAACTTATCGTGCTCTACAAATATAAGATTCGTATATTTAAGTTGTTCAGAAGTTATATAAACTATCGAGTCTTGATTTGTTTGAGTTGATATAGTTTGAGAAAAACAAGTAGTCGTCAGTAGGAGTGTTGTTAATAATAGTATTACTAACTTTTTCATACTTATCAGAATTCTCTTTTATTTTGATAACTATTGCTTCTATCTGTGAATTTGTACTGTCTTTCTTTACTTGCAGGTCATCTAATACAGATTCAATAGAATCTATTTGTTCAACATAATCTATTGAATCTGCATTTGTTTTATGAGTATAATACCAGTTACACAGTATATATACTAGAAGTAATCCAATAATAATTATTGCAATACTTAAAGCTTTTTTCATTTAATTCTACGATATTTTACTATCTTAGTTCCAGGATTAGACTTAAAGAATTGAGCTTCTTGTCCTAAAAATGCAACAATCATATTGGTATTTATGTATCCATTTTCACTTGCCATTAAAGCATATTCAGAATTCTTTTTGGCACGTCCTTTTGCAATTTCAATACCCAACTGGGTATCAAATTTATCAGTAGGATTACAAATAGCCCATCCAAGTTTAACACCTTTAACTAATTTGGTTCTATTCCCATCTGGAAATGCAAGCACTCTTGGATCAATAATTTCAGTAAGAGCAACAATTATAAAATGATGTGACTTACCCTCATTATCAACAAAAGTATCAGTCCAAGTTGTGAATTTTTCTTTCATTTCTTCTTTAATTTAAATATTGGTAATTTTAATTCTTTTATGTAAGATAATGGAGCACCTAATAAAGAGACAAAACGAACAACTTTAGAATTAATTTTAGAATAATCGGAAATACTAAGTGGTTTATTTGATTTTATAAACTTACTATCTATACTTCTACATCCATTCTTAAATAATTCATAATAAGAAAATTCATATAAATAATATGGCATTTCTATTAATTGTTCATTATTATATCTATACGTGATGATATTTTCCATTAAATGAATAACTAATTACTGGAGAAACGTGATACCCATTTTTATTTACATGTCCAAATGAAGCAATCAAATCATTAACTTCAGTATCAAAACATTCAAAAGAATAAACAGATTTCTTAAATTTTTTATTATTCTTTAGTCTTACAATAAGTTTAGCTTTACACAAAGGTCTCGGTCTAGGAATAGCATGAAAATGCCAATCTCCTTTCATACTATGTTTCAATCGTTTCAAGAGTTTACGATCATTATCAGTTTTTGACCATACTGATACATCTCGTTTAGCTTGTTCAAAAGGCCTGAAGAAGCCATTTAAACGCATTTCATTATCATCTCTTACATTAACTCTCTCTGATTTTACATTCTTTTTCATACGTGTAAATTATTACATTGTGAATATTTAATTGGCATGTCTAATCTAGACATACATTTTTGAAATCAATATCTTCATACTCTTTAAAGAATGATTTTATTAGACTTCTAACTGTTTTGTTATGATTTTTGTTATATAAATCATTCCACAATCCATTTTTGTAAATATACGATATATTAGATGCATCAACATCTGGAATTAAGTAACCATACACTTCTCGATCAGTATCATTAATGAAAGTATCTCCTACTTTCAAACAATAATGATAACATGTTCCAGTTCCAGTTATACAATGCCTACGATGCATACTATTTCGATGTTTATTCCGAATCTCATCTTCAATTTCAAATTGACTACGCTCTTCTGTATCATAAACAACGAGTTCGTATTTAATATGAAGTTTATCAAATTGTTTAGCTAATTCCATAGCTACAAAACAACATCCTCCTCCATTTATTTCATATACTTCTTCTAAAAATTCACATAATGAATTAAGGGAGTTCAGTAATCTTTCTAACACAATCAGTTATTTCTTTTACAATGTTTCTATATTCGGTTAAGTATGTTTCCAGGTTAGAGGATTCTAGCTTATTTTGTATTCTATAGTTAGCAATATATTTAATTGCTGTATCTAAAGATACTCCATAAGCTACATTAGCAAATTCTTGTCTTTCATTCTCTTTCCCTTTATTGATTGTCTTTAATAACTCTAAATCAAAAATACCACTTGTATCTTTAATTAAAGTTAATCGAAAATCAGATTCATTTATTACCATACTTTATGTATTTATTTACAATACGTCTAATAATATTCTCAGCAAATCCACTTTGCTCACAACCAATAGAAGATATTATAATATCATCTTTAATTGTTTCTCTATCAGGTATTTTAGGAGTACATTCGTATTCTTTTTGCATATTAAGAACATGATTAGCATCTCCACAATTAATCCAATACTTATTATTAGTAGCTTCTTTAGAGAGTTTTTGAATTTTATCATAACTCTCTTTTGCTATTTTTTGCATAGCTTCTATTACATCATTGGATCTCTTGTATTCTTTAAGCAAAGCATCAAGTTTTAGATAAGTATCACTAGGTTGATATTTATCCATATTTTCTTTCCTCTTTCTTTCTTGATAATTTTCAAGCTCTTTTATTACTTGATTAGTCAATGCTTTAACTTCAGCGTTTGTTAACTTTTCCATATTTTAATCCCACCAATTACGTGTAAATTCTTTTCTAAGTTCAAAATAAAGATGCCAAGCTTTTTCGTAATATAGATTTTTGGCTGTAATTTCAGGTAATTTAGGAACATCAAAGTCTGTAAATCTATAAAGGTTTCTAGTGTTTACATATTTAAGTAGTTTCCATTTACCTTTCTTCCACGGACCTTCGCCTATCTCAAGTATATCTACATTATCAAGAATAATATCCAATAAAGAAAGTGCAAGATTCATTTTTTCAACATCTCTTTCCCATGATACATGAGTTTGATATTTAATAATTGAATCCCGCACTCGCTTAATTTGATATTGTTCAGCTAATAGAATACTAGAGTAGTCAAAATCATAGAAGTCGTGAATTACTAATCTTCTATAATCAAACCATCGTTTATAGCCTTCAATTGTATATTTAAAGTTAGTTTTAAATTCTTTAACATACCCTTGAATACTTCCGATGATATTGCTATTTAGCAATTTGACGAAGTAATCTCGTATATGCTTTAGCTTCTGCATATCTAATTCTTTCTAAAAAATGATAATAATTTTCTCCAGGTTTATACCTAGATTGAATAAGATTTTTATAAGCTTCAACACTTTCTGACCAATGTTTAAACTTACGATAATGTTTACCACTTTTAATACCAAATAAATTATTATTATTTGTATATTTAAAGTGTCCAGTTTCCAGAACAGCTTGAGCATATACAATTTCCTTATTATGGATATTGTAATATTCTAAAGCTTCCCATAAGCCTTCTTTAGGTCCTAAAGACATAAATGAAGGTTGCTCAGCGAATGATGTTAAGAAAAACAAACTTAACAACAGAGTTAAAAAATACTTCATAAAAATTAAACTGTCTGTGACGCTTGGACAGCAAGTTTATCTACTATATTATTCCATTTAGTAGATTCAGAGTCATCGTTTTGATGTCCTTTTACATGAATAAACTTTATATTGGGACATAATTGACTAACTCTTTTAATTTGATTATCAAATTCTTGCCATAGTTTTCCATTCTTTCTACGTTTCCAACCTAATGTACCACATCCGATAACATATTGGGAATCAGTGTGAATTTCAATGGATTCACATGGTTTCTTAATTAATCGTAAAGCTATTATTACAGCTCCTACCTCCATTTGATTATTACTTGTATGATAATAAGTATTAGAATATTCTAATAATTTCTTATCATTATATAGAATTACTAATCCTATACCTCCTTGGTCTCGTAGAGGAGAATAAGCGCCATCTGTGTAAATAGTAATATTATTCATCTTGTGAAGTTTTTGAAGATTGAGCAATCATATCACCAAAAAAGAAACCAAATTTGACTTTATCTGATTCCTCTGTTTCTTCGTCATAAAAAAGATTATTCATTATATATTCAGCAAGTTCTGCTAAATTAACTTCACCTTTTTCTGGATATTTATCAGTCCAAAACTTAATTTGATTCTCATATTTTTCCAGATCATCTTTGTTGTGTCTAAGCTGTTTAGAATATAAATATTGTTGGTCTTTATCTAATTCATTAAACCAATTACGCATATTTATTCCTAAATAAAAAGCTCTTACAGGGTCATTACCAATAAATTCATATAAATCTAAATCAGTATTGACCATTAAATCATCTCTTAAATCGTCAACATAATATTTATCAACTTTTAGATCTATATTTTCCATAATAGGAAACTAACGTATACTCTTAATAAATTGGTTCTATAATTATTATTGAATCAGAACATATATCTTTGTTATCTCCTATGTAATATTTTGAACCTTTAGGTATTAATGCCGTAAATATTGTTGGTAATAGAGAAGCATATAACATATTATGATACATTCTAGAATGATACAATATCGCTATATCTAAATCTGAATATGCATGAAAATATCCAGCAGAAATTTTATATTCTTTATCTCCAGTTTTTAATATTTCCGGTTCATCAGAATTATCATATTTAATTTTTCTTTCAAATTTAAAATACTGATAAGGAGACCGTAATTCATTTCTATCTGTAAATAATATCTTATAGCACATTATATCATCTTCAGCTATATAAGGATCTTTATTTGTAGAATATAAGCACATTATTTTATAAAATTAATTATTTCTTTAAACTCATTTACATTTGAATTATCTATTACAAATTCATCAAATGTTCCATAAATACAAATATGACCAAAAATATATTTAATAGCTTTCCAAATTCTTTTAAATATATTTCTTTCTGGACAAAGATGTACACTTAAAAATACTAAGTTATTATCTTCATCAAAATCGGCTAACATTATGTGTTCAGGACTTTGACAAGCACATGTAATTAAAGTAGGCTTATTGATTTCCATAATGGTAAATAAGTTTTAATTCCTTCTTTCTCTATAATATAATTATTGTCTACTAATCCTATAAGTGTACCTGTTTTACAAATACCATTATAATCATAATAGACAATTTTACCAAATTTATCAGAAAAATTATGTTTAATATTTTTCTTCAACGGCTCTTTTAGAATTTCTTCTAAAGTCAATATTTCATTCTTCATTTAATCTTAAATATGTTTCACTACTTTCTTCAAAAAATGGATCAGGATTATTAGGAAATATAGTATTTAATAACTTACGATGTTCCCAATCGCATTGTTTATCTCTATAATCCCAACATATATAATTACAAAGTATTTGTCCAAAACGTTGTTGAGGACATTTCTCAATGTAATTCTCAATTTCATCATAATAAGCTTCAAATTCAGGAAACTTATTTTGAATTGTTTCAAGAATTTTATAATTATAATTCTGTCTTTTCATTGTAAATCAAATTTATTTTCCATTCATAATTTAATTGTATTAATTTAGTACCAGAAGCGGGACTCGAACCCGCACGATTATAATAATCAGAAGATTTTAAGTCTTCTATGTCTACCTATTTCATCATTCTGGTAATCACCTCCCACTTTGATATACAGAGAATAGAAGGAATGCTAAGTTTTCACTTTATTCGGTCTTTCACCGACTGTTGCAAAACTTAGAACCTGATTTTAATATTTGTCTTCCTCTTTGGTCTGTTCATTATTATTTGGAGCATCCCACACAGGAGTTTCGTTAATCTTTTCCATCGAATTGTTATTTAATATTGGTGTTAATCCTAATCCAGTACTTAAAGCCTTTATTAAATAATCTTTTGGATACCACTTTTTTAAAAATGTTCTTTCAAATACTGGAGATTCATTATAGATCTATTCTGGAGAATATCCTTTTAAAATGCCATCCTTAATTCCTTCTCTTATTCTCTAGGAGAATTCATTAACATCAGTCATATACTTTATTTGTGCATCATCATTTACAATTATAGCCTCTAAACGAGCATGCTATCTAGGATCTCCAAAGTTTCTCTTGTTTAATTCAGTTATGGCACTAAATACAGGGAATCTATCTGAATTATAGTCTTTTGATTCTCTCCACATGTTGTGACCATTCTCATGAGTTATAGTAAACTCTGGAAAATCAAATTTATGATGGTTTACATTTATTCCTATATAAGGTTCTTCTTCAAACCCAAGTAATTCACCAGTATTCTGGTCTTCAATTGAATATACAAGAGTTTGTGACATGCCACTATTCTAGTTTGTGGTTCCATATGCTACAGGAATAGTATTATCTTTTAAATCAGTTAATTCAGAATAGAACTCATTTTTCAAGTTAGGTATCATCTTTATGTCTGGATTCTCCCTTATTTGAGTTTCTAACTTATCCATATATTCTGGACTCATATAGAAATTATCTATATCATTCTATAAATTTTTTTTAACTTCATTTGTAACTTCTGGAAAAGATGTATATTCATTAAGGCGAGTTCCGCTTTCATATTCTTTAATAGCCTCGTAGTGATTTATTAATTCCTTTTGAATTGGAGAAGCATTCTTCATAGTATTGTTCCTAACCTATTCCATATATCCTCTAATTTCTCCGATTGGCCCGTTCATTACTTCATACCATTCTTCGGTCTTAGAGCTTGGATTATACAGTCTCTATTCTAGAGTAAAGGTTTCTCCTCCATTATAACGAAGCTTAAATTTCTCTAAGTCTCCTAACTTGAAATGTCTATATGTACCAATATTGTCCTTTTTTAAAGCACCAGAATTAAAGTTATGTGCTATCCATTCTAAATCTTCGTTTAGGAATGGACCATCAAAACGCTATTGGATATAGAATCCGTTCTAATCCTTAACTCCATACTAATTAGCAGTCAATATCTATTTCTCATATATAGGAGAAGAAGTATTCTTACTCAACTATAATCCTCTTGCAAGTGCAGTTTCTGGTTTACTAACTGCATTCCTTGCTGCTCTAAAATCATCAACTACTGAATTTACAGCAGACATAGGTTTCTTAACAGTATTAGCAACACCATTAATTACCTCAGTCTCTCTTGTAAATGGAGCTAATGACATTAAAGCATTAAGTCCAGTTCTCCAAGTTAGTCCATTTTGGTCTATGTCTTTACCAGCTTCGTTAGCGAAATATGCTGATAAAGCTAAGTCAGCTCCATTTAGCATCCAAGCAGGTGCCTAATAGCCAGCAGCTTGTAATAATCCTCCAATCCATGTTGAAGGAGTCATAGCCTATCCTGCTACCTTAAGTGCTGGCATGATTACTGGAGCTGCTTGAACAGCCGTATATGCTGCAAGTGGGGCAACAGCAATTGCTCCTGCTATATTACCTCCCTCTTGCACTGCATTCATTGCTTTAGGATGTGTCATAGCATTTCTTACACGAATATTATTTTCGTTAAGGAGTATTTTGTTAAAAAACTTACCTACATTATTAAAAGCCCTTGTACTCCAAGGTAAAGGTCTCTATCCATATATAGTTATTTCAGGAAGCCATGTAGGATTATAAAAATTTCCTATTTCGTAATTAAATTCAGGCTATTCGTTTTGTTTATTGTAAGACATTTAGATAATAAGATTAAATAATGATTCACTTAAATAAAGAATACTATTATTTATTTACAACCAATAGTAATTTTTTAGCAAGTAATTAATTTGCTGTAAGTATTCTTATAACTATAATTTAATTTTCAGAATCGAAATAATACCCAAATCCAACTCTTGTTTTTAAGTTTTTACTATACTTGGGAATTTTTTTTCTAAGTCTAGATATTGTAATATCTATTACTCTATCATTACTTTTTTCTGACCATAGTTCAGAAGTTAATTCTTTACGTGAATAAACATAATCTGGATGCTCCATAAAGTATTTCAACAACTCATACTCTTTTTTAGTTAGAAATACTTCGGATCCTCCAACATAACACGTTTTCCGATTTTGATTTATTTCTAAATCTCTATAAGTTATTGAATCCATAATATAAAGTTTTTAAATTATGTTTCAAATATACACATTTTTTATCAAAGTGCAAAATTTAGATAACTATTTCTAATTACCTAAATTTTGCATATTTTATTACCTAATTTTATAAGCTGATGGTAAATAATCATCTGGATCTTCATCCATATGCACACCAGTCATTTCTAGGATTCCTTTAATGCGAGCATCATCTTTATCAGTATCTAAAATTTGTCTAAGTGAATCTACAAACTGCTTTTCAGGAGTTATTGATAAATCCTTAATCTTAGATAATTCAACATGATGCATGTAAGAGTCAACAGAATATTTAATCTCCTTGGGATCAACAAAACATTGATCACTAAGAATCATCATTGCTTTAACTCGTTCAATAATATCAGCCATGAATGCTGGAACAATGTTAGCTTTCTCAATGTATTGACATACTTCTGTCAAATCATCTTGAATAGTGTAACATCCAGATTCAAATGACGCACGAATAAATTCTTCTGCTGTTTTAGCATCAAGAGCACCCATTTCAATAATTGAACTAATTCTCTTACCACGTAAGAAAGTAGGTTCAATCAATTCAATATGATTAGTTGTAAACAAACTAATTACATTCATGTCTTTCGTATCACCACCATCGAGAGTATTAAGAATATCTTGCATAGCAGCATCACGATTGCCACGAATTACCTGATCAATATCCTCTGTAAAAATCACTACGCCATATCCAGACTTATCAATAATTTTGGACATACGAAGTGATTCTGCAAGTAATTTAGGGTCTTTAAGATAGATAAATATCCATCCATTATCCACAGCAAGCTTTGCTAGCTTAAAAGCTACGAGCGTCTTACCGGTTCCATAATTTCCTGATAGTAAAGCTCCATATTTAAGTGGAACTCCTTTATCTAAACACTTCTGAGGATTCAAAAGTCTAGCTCTAATAGGCTTTAGATCATATTTAGTTTTATCAGACAGGATAAGAAGTTGATTATCTATGTTATCGAGGTTAAGTATTTTAGGTTCATTAATATCAGTAATCTCTAAAGCTTGACCTTTGTAAATAGAGTTCTGAGAAATATTTCTTTTAGTAACTTCTATAATATCGTCCATTAGAGAAGAAAACTTAAATTGACATTTTCCAGTTACTTCTAGTGTATGCTTATCATAATCATAATTAATGTTGATATAAGAATCATCTCCAAGTCCAGAAAGTGAAATATCACCAAAAGGGGCTTTAATTCTAGTTCCATCTGCAAGAGTAATATCTACTGTAGATACATTACTATCTCCTGAAGGGTTATCATTCTCTTTAGATGTAGTAGAACCAAATACTTCACTAATAGCTTGATTAAGTTGATATACACCATCGTTCCTAAAACACGGAATTGAATATTGAAGATTGGCCATCTTTCTAGATTGGTCAATTTCATTCTGAATGTAATCAAGGCAATCAGCATATTTAGTTTTAGGATTGTTCATAATTTCTACGAACTTTTCCTTCATTGATTGCTCGTATTTACTAACTTTCTGTTTGAAAATAGGGTTACTTTTTCTCATTTTTTCTTATGTTTTTAACTGTTTTATTAATCTGTTTACAATTACTTAATGTTGTAGTCAAACACCCCAATGTTACCAAACTTCCATTTTTTGTAATAGTGAGATTCTTTTCTTTAATCTCATCCATTAACTTTTGTTGTTTAAGTATAATTCTTTCTATTAAATCAAAATTAACAGAAGTATTTTTACAGAATATTTGATTACGTTCAGGAACATAAATTACATCATACCCCTGAATTTCTCCTACTTTAATCATGTCTTCTACATAATGAAATAATTATAGCAATTACTGCCATTAAGCTACAAATTATTAATGCAAAAATAAATAAATATATAGGAATAAGAATTGGAAGTAGTATCAACAATAAATCATATTTAAATATTATTGCATATATCATCCAAAATAAAGAAAGTAGGAGATATATAATACCTCCTACTTGACTATTTGTTAACTTCATATTGTTAATTTATTTAATAACTCTTGATTCATACAAGATAAAAATAATTCTTTAGAATTACATGGATTTATATTGCCTTCAAGCAAGAAACTAATAATCGAAGCATCAAATCCTGACATATGAAACATATTAGGACAATCTGCATATGATTCATATTTAGTTTCAGGGTGAAAACTATAAAAATAATTAGGAATATCCCATAGTATTACTTTAAAGTTATTTACATATTCATCAGAAAACCCTGCTAGCTTTAATTTATCAATAGAAACTTTAAACATAGTTTCATTTCTATGATTAAAATCCGAATATTCGCCGTCGCTCAAGCATAATATGCCCTCTGGGAATTCTGATTCATCTACACCTGCTTCTTTAATCTCTATTAATAAATCAATCACAGATTCAAAATTAGTAGATCCATATGCTATATTGTTTCCAGCATTAATCCACTTGTCTGTTGCAGTTTCACCTTTCCATTTACGTAATTCGCATTTATTATTAAACTCACCATATACATTAGTAAATTGTCCAGTTAAACAACTAGTAAAATATAATGCCATTGCTTTAGCTACATTATAAGCAGTCATGTTGCATCCAATACATTGACTAGCCATTGAACCAGATTTATCTAGTATAGGCAATAATTTACTATATGCATTGCATTGTTGTAGTAATTTATTAAATTGAGCATTAGCAGTATCAAGTATATGTTTTTCAGTATTTCCAGTAATATCATTAAATATCTCAAATACAAATCCAGTGTATTTAACAGATTTCTTGTTACTAATCCATTCAGAATATTTGTCTGTTAAATTATGGTTATTTAAGAATTTGGAGTGCACTAATAAATGCAATGCTTTTCCTGGAATAGTATTAAAATCAATTGCATTATAAAGTTGATTACTAATTTGTTGTTGCCATTTATGTGCAAATCCCTTAGATTTTAATTTACGATATTCAGTATATCGCGTAATTTTATCTTCTTTAGGAAATAGATTTTTAGCTATATATCTACCAATTAATGTATCAGCTTGTGATTCAAGAGTTGTGCACTTTTTATTACTGCGAATTGTCGGAAGATATTTACGGACAAGATGTGTTGTTTCATTACATATTAATCCGGCTCTAATTGTCTGCATTAAGAAATTCCATGGAAGAACTCTATTATTCCATCCATTGAATTGTAAATCCCAATTCATCATTGTTACAATATCTTTCCAAGAACCAGCAGCAATGAAAAGTGTTATATTTTTATAGAATACTTTAGGATAGTTAATAGCTATCCACATTATTCTCATAATTCCTTCATTCTTTAATCCTTGTCCTTTTTGTATTGAAAACTTCTTAGTTTTATTTTTATTAGAAATATAAGTAGGAGTTCTCGTTATCATCCTAATATAGACTGATAACTTTAGACAAAGAAGTGGGTTCTGACTCCATAATAATCTCATATCTTTATCTACTTCATAATAAGATCTAGGAGTCTTGTACTTAGATATAGAAGCAAATTGATCTACAAAATCATCTCCTGTTGTAGACAACTTTACTGCTCCTTCTTCAGAAAGAGTCTTTGAACCTAATATAAGTCCAGACTTAATAAATTTGTTCTCGATTGAACAATTCTCCATAAGAGAAGTAACTTTCTTATCAAACATAATTTTAACTTTTTAAGATTAAACTCTCAAAATGGAGTATTAATGACTTATAAGTCACTAATACTTTTCTAATTGTAAATTTTAGCAGTAGATTCAAAATACCAAATCATTAATTTTTTTAAGAATTTAATCATAGTTTTAAAAATTTAAATTATTTATAGTTTATCTAACTCTTCTAATAACATCTTTCTAGTTTCTTCTATCTCTAGTATAGCTTTACTTAGCGAGTCTCTACATTCATCATATAACCTATTAGTTTCTCTACTATATTTGATTATTTGATAAATGATAAAAGTTAGAAGACATATCAAAATCATTAAGCAAATATAAATCATTTTTCTTTAAGTTTACAAATTGCGTTAACTATTGCTTCTAGTTCATTGATTCCTGTTCCACAATAAATTTCACTAGGTTTTGTGTATGGTCTAATAATACAACATGTGCTTTTTATATCATTTTCAGGCAACCATTCACCAGGAGTATAAAACATTTTATATCCTCCAATAAATCTTAGTAAATGAAATAATTTTTCAAAGCTCCATGCTAAAATACCGTATTTAGTATCAAAATCAATATCAACTAAAATAATATGACAATTTAATGATTCTTCAATCATTTTATCATATGAAACTTCTTCAAAAGTAACTGTATCAATAAAGATATACTTTTTATCAGCAAATGAATTAATAAAATTCCTAAGCTTGATACTTTGTTCTAAAGTTGTTACTTGATTTGAATTAAAATCTTGAGTATTTAATAGATATTCTATTTGTGATTTTTTCATATTAACGATATGTTAATTTATCTAATAATTCAGGATTATCATAAGCATTTCCGATAACTTTAAGAACACTTGAAGGATCGTATACAAAAACGTCATTAAAGGTTCCAAGTACAATTCCATGCCAAGGATTAATTTCTACTAAAATAGTTGCTGAATAATTAGTTGGTTCATTAACTACTGTAATAATGTCTCCTCCGTATATTTCTTTTCCATCAGAATCACACATTTCAGTACGCATTCCAATAGTATTAGGATCTATTTTATCTACTTCAAAAGGTTCTCCTGGCGCTACAGTATCCTGATTAATAATACAATTTAATGTACCATCCGAAGTCTGCAACAAAGAACCATATACCCATTCATTAGTATGAGGATTTTTTCCTCTAAATTTAAATGGTTTCATTTATTTAAATAATTTTTATAAGTTTTAGGATAATTATTAAATAACCATTCAATTAATTTGATAATAGCATCAAATGCACTATAACCACGCATTGCAACACATACGTAACTATTTAAAGTATAATATCCACATTTCCAACTATGATTACTTTCTCTTACAAGTGCAAAGCGACCAATAATACTATTGTTGGATATTAGTGCTTCACATTCTTCAAAATAATCATCATCTTTAATTGCATAATTAATTGCATTTGGACATAAATTAATTAGTGCCATTAAAGACCACGCTGGGAATGAAGAGGTATCTTCACTAGGAGTTCTATTGCAATAAAATAATTCACTATATGCTTCTATATCTTTTTTAATTGCATCTTCGTAATCTTCTAATGAAGCATTCATTATAAATCTATCATCTTCTGTGTATATAGTAAAGACATAATACATATCAGATGATTTATAAGATATACCTAAATCAAGTAAATGTTTACCTTGACTTATTGTTGTAGCTGTTTGTATCATATCTCTTTTAAAATTTATCAGACTTATTGGCTAAGTTGGATATTTATGACTCTGTTATTTGTAAATTAGCTACAGCAATAGACAGCATAGCTGCTATCCATGCATTGTTTAACAAATTGTATATGTCATTTAATTCTCCTGATAATCCAAGTGTAATTATCTCAGGAATAAAAATAATCAAGCAATATGTAAGTATATACATAAGTGCACTTAAATTAATTTCTCTCTTTTTATTCATCTCTTTATTAGTTTAATAATTTCTCCACCATAAGAGTTTTGAGTTAACTCTATAAACTCATTTACGGTGAATGTATCTGTTTCAAGGTTGATATTATGATTTTTGCAGAAACTAAGTCTACCCATTTCACAACTACCGGTCAACTTATGATGCCAATCAAATAGAACTACTGCGTCAATCGGAGTGTTGAAATCAGGAAACTCTTCGCGAAACTTAGCAACTCTTTCTTTCGGTGGATACTTCTGAAATAGTTTATCTTGGAGTGCACTCATAGCCTCGTGTAGCGTCTTTCCGTGGGCAAACATATCGTTACTTTTTACCACGAAACAAGGAGTCAATGTAAAATCTTGGTTAAGTATCATACATTGCGCACTATTGCCATGAATACTGCAAAATATAGTGGGCATTTGGTCAACTTGATAGACTTTTACACCATTGAAATTACCAATATTATCACCATAATGACCACAACCTTCACCATAGCCAAAACCATAAATAGAGCCAGAACCAGAGCCATAACCATAACCAAAATCATAACCAAGGATAGAGTCAGGACCTGAACTATGGCTTGATCTAGTGCCACAGCCATAACCAGAGCCATAACAATCGCCAGAGCCAGGACTAGAGCCATAGCCAGAGCTAATTGATAGAAATTCTTCTATCTTTTTAGTACTTAATACTTCCATATTTTTACTCCTTCAATTGAGTTGATAGCTTTATCCGTACATGGAATAATCTCTATCGCATCAAGTATTAATATAGACTCTACTGCTACTGTAAAGTTGCAATCTTCGGGTTCTGCAACTCCATCAACAGCAATTTGTGATATGGAATTTGCTCCATTCCAATACCACAACCTACGACAGTCAGTCAGTACTACTTCTCCACCATTTCTCTCACTCAATGTGCCGAAAAACACACCACTTCTGTCACCACGGACAATTACTTTCTTTCCTATCATGTTATCTGTTGTTTAGATTGGGAAATTTTTGAAAAATTCCCTATTTTACCTTGTTATTTCCCTTTTTTCAGTCTTCGCTGATAGTGCCGAGTCCTCCTTTGTAGCCGAGTATGATGCTGCGCTGCTTCGGGGTGTAGCGGTCGCACACTGAGTCGGGGTCTGTTATCTCATCATCAATAGTGCTGCGCTTGGTTGCACGGAGTGTACAAGTGCTCACTATCTCGCCCATCCGCACCTTGCGTTTGTGATGGTCACACGTTCTGCATTTATTCTGTTCTGACATTTGTCGGAAATGTTCTAATTTATACTGTCGCGTTCTTTAGCTTTTTTAATATACCACATAATGACAAGTTCCGAGTACTCCATGTATTCCGGTATTTCAGCATCCATGAGCGTTGATATGGCATTTCTCAAAAGTTGTACGAACCTTAGGATACAATCACATCTGCAAATACGTCTTGCTTTATCGAATTCTTTATAGTCAGAGTATTGCTCCACATCTGCATCTCTACCATACATATGACAGTCTCTGCTGTAAGTGTATTTGTACAAGAAAAATTTATATTTGCTCACAGAGTAGTCAAATTTTAGATTAGCTAACTCACGGAGTGCTTTTAGTAGTTCTGTTTTCATAACTTAGATACTCTTTTAGTACGTATATATGAAATTATATATCTATTTCGTACATAATATAATTGTTTTTGAGCTTCTTTAAAATTATCTCCAACATCAAGAACATCCCATTGATAACGTATTATAAATTTTCCTTGATAAAGAAATAAACGTATTTGCTCCTTTGCTTGCTTGCGAAGTTTTTTTAACAGTCTTGTTTTCATCTAAATTAATTATTTTATTTATTATGTACCAAAATAATATTGAAAATATTCCTGCTAATATAATTAAAATAATCCAACTCATTTTTACTAATCTACAATATAATCATCTAAGCTTTGAGCATAACAAGCATTAAATATTTCTTCGGCGAAATATCGACTCATATGTTTTGCTATTTCTTGTGATCTGCAACAAAGTAATCCTTCATTGACTAAAACATTACCACTACCGCAACAATAATCACCAAGACCATATTCACAATAAACACTAATATTCCCAATTAAATAATAAGAAGTACCTTCAACATCAACTTTACCACAAAGTTTCCGGTTACTTGTTTTTGCTATAGTCTCAGCCCTCCAATAGTCACGATAAAATTGAATAGTAGGATAGAAAACAGCATTGCTAGTCAAGGAGGGTTTATAATCTCCATTTAATGCTCGTCTAATAATATCAAGTTTATAGATAGCTGTAAGATGTTTTCTTAAATTATATTTAATTGTTATACTATCAAAATAATCAAGCGAACTATCAATACCTAATACATCACAAGCATCTTCAAATGTTGTTATATCTATCCAGTAATCTGGGTCTAGTTCCTGTCTACTATAGGCTTGTAATGCTACTTCTTTTAAGTCTTTACTACCATTGCTATACCACTCTCTAGCCTTTTCAAGAGTTAATGAAATATTTCTTGTTTTC